AGTTCTTTTTCTACTAAGTCTGCTACAGTACTATTGACATCTTTAGTTGTTTTTCTAAAATCATTTTTGATGTCGGAAATGATTTTTTCATTAAGACTTTCAACAGTCTTTAAAGCACTGGTAACTTCTTTATTAGTATCAGACTTAATTGTATCTAAATTTTCCTCAACCTCTCCTTTAAATTTTGCAAACCTATCATCTACTCTAACTTCTGATTCTGATACCAACTTTTTATATTTTGGTACATCAATATCAATAAAAGATTCTACCGAGTTGGAAAGATTAGAAAAATCCTCTTTAATTTTATCTACAGTTTCTCCATTGATAGAAGATATTTTAGATTCAATTTTAGATATAGATTCCTGCACGAAAAGAAGTTGTGCCATCATGGCACTATCAAGATCTTCCTTTCTAATTAATTCCTTTAAATCTTCTTTTATTGTAGAGATCTCTTGAGAAACAGTTTCAACTTTTTCTAAGTTCTCTTTAAAACTATCAAATGTATTTGTAAAATCTGATAGTGATTTAATATGATTTAAATTGTCTTTAAAAGTGTCAAATGCTTCTGAAACCTTCTCAATCTTTTCTGGGCGTGCAGAATCATACTCCTCCTTTATCTGATCTAGAGGAGTTTTATTTGTATCTTTAAAAAAATCTGAAGGCTTCTTTAATGCCACTTTTTATATATCTCCACTACATTTATTATTTATTGTCATCTTTTAAACCATTCTTCAACATTTTTGCCAAATCCGCAGTAGACCCAACAAATAGTGCATTATTTACAGTAGAAGGACCTTTTGATTTAGTCTCTTCTTCAACATCTTTTAATTTTTTCTGAAGATCCATTAATTTATCAGTTGCATCAGCAACATTTTTAATCAACTGTCCAGCAACTTCATATGCTCTAGGCATTTCACTTTCTTGTGCTAATTCAAGAATTCCATTAATTGCTTCTTGACCTTTTTCAATTATACTATAAAGATTTCCCCTAGTATACTCATAATCTTTTGTTACATCGTCAGGTCTAGATTTAGTAACTTCTTGAACTTCTTTTTTTACAATTTCAGCATCAATAATATCATCTGAAACATTAAAGGTATCGTTTAGATCTTCAAATCTGCCGCCGGTTTTCATAAGAAACCACCATCAAATCCAAAATTGTCACCATCTTCAATGAGAGCACTATCCACACCAATAGTTCCAACACTTGGTAAACTTGTAGTTGTATAGTCGATGCCTTTGACCGACGCCCCAGAAACATGTTTTTCTGCTTTTGTATTATCTCTTCCTCTGTCAACTGTAATTTTATTATCCGTTTTAGATCTAACGAATAATTCTTCGTCTCCAATAAAAATATATTTGTCTGCTTTTATCCCGGTAGCATCAGCAACTTCAAATGTTTTTGTTGTCGCAGTTATATCTTGTGCTAATGTTGTGATAACATTATTAGTATAAGACTTCAATGCTCTTGCAGTTGCAGAATATGTAAGTTCTCTTGTAGTATTTGCTGTATCTGTTCCAGTAACAAAACTGACAGTTGCTCTCTTGATAATATCTTTAGAAGCAGTAGATGTTGGACCAAAGAGATATGTCTTTGCAGTAAATCTTAAAGTATAGTACAATGCTCTTCTTGTGCTAAAATCACCTTCATAATCGTCTTGCATGGTAACACTTTCCAATACAATCGGAACATCTCTCTTTTCTTTAATCTGATCTACCAATTCTATTGTCAAATTATATGAGGGTTGGAAATATGGTAAAATTTGTTCTACAATTTGAAGAGCATCATCATTTAATTTTGTGAAGATACTCAGTTCAAATTGCATATTATAAGGAACTGGCATAAATGACTTTCTACTTTCAGTGCCATCATCTTTATCTTTTGCTATAAAAGTTTGAGTTGTTGTAACTTTTCTACTGGGATCATAAGTTAATCCAGTAAACTCAAATGACATTCTTGGCAAAGTAATTGCCGTTGGTTTGTTAAGATCGGGTGACTGCTCTATTCTAGCTAAAAACTTTTGGGTTGGTCCATAAGCCAAAGGAATTCTAAGAACAGAATTTTCCTGCTGAATCTCTATTGAATTAAACAGGGTTCCGAAACCAATAATGGTTCTTCTTAGTATTTCGTTGTAGAAATATTCAAACATGATTAAACCTTAACACATTAATACTACCAATAAAACTATTTAGGGCATTCCAAAAGGATTCTGTTCACTAAAGTCCAATATAGAATCTGCAGCACTTTCTATGTTGAAATTATCTGCAAATGGATCATTATCGATTGTCTTATCAACTATTCTTAGAACTCTCGTTGCACCAGAAGTTGACCCTGTAAGAGTTTCCCCTAAAGAGAATGAACCAGAAACTGCAGCAATTTCAAGAACATTTGTTATAGAATTCCAAGACCTAACCCTAGCAGTTACGTTACTTGTAGACCCAGTAACAATTTCATTAAATACAAATTCTCCACTAGAAGTTGAGGATGGTTCGGAAATAGTAATATCTGGAGGAAGTATATATTTGTTTCCACTATCAGTGACGTTAATACTAGTAACTGTTCCTGCTGCACTAATGACAGAAAGTCCTGTAGCACTTGCTACACCGACAACTTGATCGACGTAGTTTTTATCACCTACAGTGTTGGATATTGAAACTATAGGAGGTGATAAGTATCCACCACCACCAAATGTAACTGCAATACCAGTAACAATACCACAATTATCGATACCAAACTCAAATACTGATGTTGCAATTCCTACGTTCGTTGGAGATTGATTTATAGAAACAATGCTTGATCCAATAGACGTAACAAATGTGTCTGTTGGTATGAAATTATATAGATCGCTATATCCAACACCAAGTCTTACTCTATCTCCAACAAGAATATTTGTTGTAGTTATACCAGTAATAGTTGTAGATCCTATACCAATAGTTCCTTGAGTTTTAATAGAATTGAATCTAATTGTTGCAATACCAAGTGCTCTAAATGCCTCATTTGCTCCTCCAGGAGCGCCAATAGTAACAGTTGGAACAGAATTGTAACCAAATCCACTATTACCGATACTAATGGTGCTTACAGTGCCTGCAGCGGACACAGCAACACTAGCAGTTGCTTGCACTGGTGATGGACTTCCAGAGAAAGAAATACTAGGTGCCACAGTATATCCAGCACCAATTGTTGCTACTGTTCCCGTTGCCCAAGAATCTGAGGTATTGAAAGATACTGCTGTAATAATACCAGTTATTGGATGAATTGTTGCAATACCAACAGCGACTTGAGTTGGGGCATTCATTACTCCAGATGTAGAAATTGCAACAGTAGGTGCAGTTGTGTATGCTCTACCAGTAGTACTAAATGCAATAGAACTTGGATTTACAGAGGAACCGGCAATACCTATTGTTGCAGATACAAAACTTGTTCCTGGATGTGAGATTGTTACTGTTGGGGTATTGGTATAGAATTTACCTCCAGTTGTTAATCCAAGAGTTCCTACTGTTCCTCCAGTCAGATTAATATCATTAAGAGATGCAACTGCTTCTGCGCTATTTCCAGTTCCTGTTGGCAAATCAAATATAATTGAGGGTGCCTCTTTATAGAACACACCACCTGTTGTTCCTCCGGGGAATAGATATGCAGATGTGCCAATACTAATGGTTGCAGAAGTTACACTTACACCTCCACCAACTATTGGAGAGTCTAAAGTTGCTGTTGCTGCTGCTCCAACATGCTTTGGATTTGAGAATGTTACCGTTGGTGGTTCAACAAATCCCCCACCAGAATTTGATAACGTTACTATACCAACACCACCAATTTCACTAAGAGATGCAGTTGCAGCAGCACCAGAACCAGTATTATCAGTGGTACTAAAGGTCAATGATGGCGCAACTGTATATCCTGATCCGGCGTTTGTAACATCAACTCTCTGAACAGATTGGAGTCTTGGATTTGAATTTAGATTGCAAACATTTATTCCACCAATCATTGATGCAACACCAACTGCTGTTATTCCTCCTACCGGTGCAGAAGATACTTGCACTGTGGGAATCATACCATATCCACCACCTCTATTAGTGATAGTAAACTTTCTTACGCCACCAACTGCAATTCCAGAAATTGCAGATGCACTAACTGCATTTCCAACCATGGTAAGAGTCTGAGTGATTCCCTGAACAGTGCTAATTCCATCGTCAGTAACTCCATCAGATTCATCACCTAGCAACTCATTATCAATATCTTCAATTCCAGTATCAATAATTTCATCTTGATAACGAAAGAGTTCGCAATATAACTCATACACATATAAACCTTGCAATTGATAATATGGTTTAGCATACTCAATATCTTTAATCTCATAAAGACGATCGTCGAGAGGGAACCATATCAAATCCCCACCCTTTGGACGAGTTGAAAGTTTTATATTTGCTTGTCCTTGAATTAATGGTGTAATATAATTTTCATATCTTTCTCTTGATATAACCAATCTAACTTCATCTTTAGACTCTATACCAAATTTTGATAAAACATCTCCAGCACCAGAATAAGCATCATAATTATCAACATATGCCTCAATTGGTAAAGCACTATCAAATTTAGATTGTACTACTTCTCTTATGACTGTATTTTCAGTCATATATTTTCTAGGAATATAGTATATGTCAACACCATACATCCTCAACTGTTCATTGATTAGACTCTGGACTAAATTTTGCTCAGAAGAAGTGCCCTGAGTGAAGAAAGGATTTAATACCATTAGCCTATCATATCAAGTGGTGGTAATTCATATGTATTTGACATTACTTCTTTAATCTTATCCAATTCTCTCTCTGCATCATCATATATTTGTCTTCCATTTAACTCAATTCCACCGGGTAGTTTAACACCTTGGAATTTAATTAAATTTTGACCCCATTGTCTTTTGATAAGAGCAGTTAAATATCTTTTTAAGAATGAATCATTATAAACTCTCGCAAAATCATTTGGATCCAAAAGTCTCCAACAATCTAGAACAATATACTCATCCTTGGTTACATTTGCCCAATCTACATCTAGATATAATCTATCTTGCCTCTGATTAAATCTTATTTGCTTCTCAGTATTTAATAAAAAATCAATATCTGAAAGATAAGTCTTTGTCATTGCATACGACAACATCTCCATTGAATTGAAGAAGTATATGTCATTTAAAAATAACTGGTACTTAAGACTAAACATTCCATTAGATATTGTACTACTATCAAATCTGAATATTTTATTGATGCCAATTACTGCTGGAGGAACCTGAATATAATTACTATTCTCTTCATATGAAAATGATACAGTAGCACCATCAATGGATGCATTTGCAGTTGTAGTGACAATTCCAGTAGGATTAGTTCCTCCTCTTCCTTGACCCCTATCAATATCTTCTTGAGTTATTTTGTATTTTAAATATGTCTGAACTACGCCGTCAAAATGCCTCTCATGGAAGTACTGGAGTGCATCATCAACTAAATCATCAATCTGCTCATCAGCAACATTTATCTCCAATACAGGAGCACCTAGCTGCCTCTTACAGTAATTAACTAGATCTGTTCTACTTGCTGGTTGAGCCATTTATTCTCT